CTGTTTCAGAAGTCGAAAAAACAGAGATGCCGCAGTCATTCACCTGGCTGGTCGGCCCCTACCGGTTCATACCGCTATGAAACTTCGCCAGGCGCAAACCAGCGCGACTTATCTGCTGCCAGATCCGGGGGAGCTGGATAAACGGGTGCTGCTCCGTAAGCGGGTCGATGTGCCAGCGGCTGATCTCGGTACCCGTCCTGATTACCCCGAGTCTTATCCGGTCTGGGCAAAGGTTGTCCAGACCAGTGCAACCACTTACCAGGAAACGGCTCAGACCGACAACGCGATCACGCACTACATCACCGTGCGCTGGCGCCGCGGGATCACCAGTGATTTTGAAGTGGTGCAGGGTGAACAGGTGTACCGCGTCAGGCGGGGCCGCGATCTGAACGGTAAGCGGCGCTACCTGCTGCTCGAGTGTACCGAGCTGGGCACTGAGCCAGCAACAACCGGAGGGAACAGTAATGGCAACTCCCTTTTTTCACGTTGATATTCAGCAGCCCAAAGAGATGCGCTTCAACCGGGCGCGCGTCCGCCGGGCCTTCATCCATATCGGCCAGCGCCACATGCGGGATGCCCGCCGCCTGGTGATGAAACGGGGGAGGTCTGAGCCTGGAGAAAACCCGGGTTATCAGAGCGGGCGGCTGGCTAAATCCATCGGCTATATGGTGCCCAGGGCCAGCAAGAGCCGGCCCGGTTTTATGACGCGTATCGCGCCTAACCAGCGAAACGGGCAGGGTAACCGGCTCATTACCGGCGACTTTTACCCGGCGTTTCTGTTCTACGGTGTGCGGGGCGGCGCTAAGCGTCGGCGCGGCCACCACCGGGGTGCATCCGGGGGGAGTGGCTGGCGGCTGGCACCGCGTAACAACTTCATGATTGAAACGCTTCAGAAAAACAGCCCGTGGACGCGCTACTACCTGGCCCGCGAGCTGCGCCTCTCACTCAGGCCGGAGAAACGTCGTCGATGAAACTGACGCCAGTTATTGCCACCCTGCGCGCCCGCTGCCCTTTATTTCAGAACCGGGTGGCCGGTGCCGCGCAGTTTAAGGATCTGCCGGAGGTCGGCAAGATGTTGCTTCCTGCGGCCTATGTGGTACCGGGCGATGATTCCCCGGGTGAACAAAAAAGCCAGACAGATTACTGGCAGACGCTGCGCGAGGGTTTCTCCGTAATTGTGTTCGTCAGTAACAGCCGTGACGAACGCGGCCAGTTTGCTTCCTTCGATGTGGTTCACGAGGTTCGCCAGGCGCTCTTTAAAGCGCTGCTGGGCTGGAACCCGGAAGAATACGGCAACCCCATCACCTATGACGGCGGCACGCTGCTGGATGTGAACCGGCACGAGATGAGTTATCAGTTCGACTTCGTCGTTGAGTCTGAGCTGACAGAAGACGACACCCGGCAGCAGGACGATCTGAACGCGCTGGATGAGTTCAAAACCCTTTCCATCGATGTCGATTTTATCGATCCGGGCCACGGGCCAGACGGTGAAATCGAACACCACATTGAAATCAACCTTCCCAGCTGAGGAAAACCATGTTTGTAAAACCCAAAAAAGGGCGTTCAGTCCATGACCCGCTCCGAGGCGACCTTTTGCCTGAGGAAGGGCGAAACGTTGAAGAGAGCCAGTACTGGTACCGTCGGGAAATCGACGGGGATATTGCAATTGTTCAGCCGGAAAAAGGCGGCGAACCGGAAAATAAGGCGAGCACTAAATGACAGTATCGATGAACACCATCCCGTCTGATCTCCGCGTTCCGCTGTTTTATGCGGAGATGGACAACAGCGCGGCGAATACAGCCCAGACCAGCGCCCCTTCGCTTCTAATCGGCCATGCCAACGCGGGTGCCAGCATCGCCACCAACCAGCTGGTTTTCATGCCGACAGCTGATTACGCGGTTCGGGTCGCTGGCGCTGGCAGCCAGCTGGCGCGCATGGTCGAGGCTTACCGTAAAACCGACCCCTTCGGCGAACTCTGGGTTATCGCTGTGCCGGAACCGACCGGAACGGCAGCGACGGTCACACTGACGGTAACAGGCTCTGCCCTGGCTGCAGGTGTGGTATCGCTTTATATCGGTAACCGCCGCATTCAGGCGGCCGTCAGTGCAAGCGATGCAGTGGCCACAATTGCCACATCCATTGCCAGCGCCATTACCGCTGACGGGCGCACGCCATACACTGCCGCTGCTGCCGCAGGTGTGGTGACGCTGACGGCGCGCCATAAGGGCACCTGGGCAAACGACATCCCGGTAACGCTGAATTACTACGGGTTCAGCGGTGGCGAGTCCCTGCCATCTGGCGTCAATATTGCGATTGCCACTGGTGCCTCAGGTACCGGCGCGCCAGTGCTGACCGGAACAATCGCGGCGATGGGGGATGAGCCCTTCGATTATATCGGCCATCCGTTTAACGACACGGCGTCAGTTAACACCATCAGCCAGGAAATGAACGATACCAGCGGGCGCTGGAGCTGGTTACGCCAGATTTACGGCCACGTCTACACCGCCAAAATTGCTGTCGTGAGCGATCTGATTACCGTGGGGGATATGTTCAATGATCCGCACCTGACGATCGCCGGGTACGAAAAAACGGTGCAGTCCTGTGCTGACGAGCTGGCGGCCAGCCGCACCGCCCGCGCCGCAGTATTCCTGCGTATCGACCCGGCCCGCCCGACGCAGACCGGCGAACTGGTGGGCATGCTGCCACCCCAGAGCGGTAAGCGCTTCATCAAGACCGAGCAGCAATCCCTGTTAACGCACGGGATCGCAACGGCCTACACCGAAGGTGGCGTGCTGCGCATTCAGCGTGACATCACCACCTATAAGAAAAACGCTTACGGCGTGGCCGATAACAGCTACCTGGACAGTGAAACGCTGCATACCAGCGCATACGTCCTGCGTCGCCTGAAGACGGTGATCACCAGTAAGTACGGGCGCCATAAGCTGGCGAACGACGGAACCCGCTTCGGCCCCGGCCAGGCGATTGTCACTCCGGCGGTGATCAAAGGGGAACTGCTGTCGACGTACCGACAGATGGAGCGCGAGGGGATCGTCGAAAACTACGACCTGTTTAAAGCGCACCTGATTGTTGAGCGCGATGCAAATGACCCGTCCCGCATCAACGTGCTGTACCCACCTGATTACGTTAACCAGCTGCGAGTGTTCGCGCTGCTTAACCAGTTCCGTCTTCAGTATGCAGAGGAGAGCGCATAATGGCGCGCATTGCTGGTACGTGTTACTTCAAGATTGACGGTCAGCAGCTGTCGCTGACCGGTGGTATCGAGGTGCCAATGAACACCACGATCAACGATGACCTCATTGGCATGGCCGGTGACGTCGACCGTAAGGAGACTCACCGTGCGCCTTATGTGAAGGGCACCTTCAAGGTGCCGAAAGAGTTTCCGGTCAACAAAGTGACGACTTCAGACCAGATGACGATCACCGCTGAACTGGCGAATGGTCAGGTCTATGTACTGTCATCTGCCTGGCTGCATGGCGAGGCAAACCACAACGCAGAGGAAGGCACCGCTGACCTCGAATTCCACGGTGAAGAGGGAGGTTATCAGTAATGAAAGAGATTCAGCTTACAACCGCAGTGCGGGCACACGGCGAGGATTTATATGTGCTCGAGCTTCGCGAGCCTACCGGGAAGGACGTTCGCGAGCTTGGCTTCCCGTACGTCACAACTGGCGACGCGGGTATCAAGCTTGATGCAGGGGTCATTGCTAAATATGTTTCCCGGCTGGCAGGTATCCCGTTGAGTTCAGTTGACGCGATGTCCCCTGCGGATCTGAACAGCATCAGCTGGGACGTGGCTGGTTTTTTCCTCGGGACGTCAGCGCCGGAGAACTCCTGAATCATTACTTCGACTGCGCGAAGTACTGGAAAATAAATCCCATCGATCTACTCGCCGAGCCATTCTCGGCGTTAGAGCTTCTCGCCACCCAGGCCAACCGCATTAACAGAGAATCCAATGGCTGAATTTGAACTGAAAGCCCTGATCACCGGGGTCGATAAATTGTCTCCTGCGTTGTCCTCAATGCAGAAGAAGATTAAAGGTTTTCAGAAGGGGATTAAGTCCAGCGGGCTGGCGGATTTCTCTGTTGGAGATCTGGTGGGTGGCGGGGCTTTAGCCGCTCCATTTATTGCCGGAGCTAAAGTTGCGATTGAATTTGAGTCCCAGATGGCAGACGTACGCAAAGTGGTGGATTTTGATACCCCTAAACAGTTTGCCGAAATGGGAGAGGACATCTTAAAAATGTCCGATCGCCTGCCAATGGCGGCCAGTGATATAGCAAAACTGGTTGCCGCTGGCGGACAGGCGGGCATTGCCCGGCAGGATCTCAAACAATTTGCTGAAGACGCCCTGAAAATGGGTGTTGCGTTTGACCAGTCAGCAGATCAGTCAGGCGACATGATGGCGAAGTGGCGAACCTCGTTCAAAATGACTCAGGGCGAAGTTGTGGCGCTGGCGGATAAAATTAACTATTTGTCCAACAATGGCGCCGCGAACGCGCAGCAGATCTCCGACATCGTTACCCGGATAGGTCCGTTGGGAGCTATCGCCGGGGTTACATCAGGTCAAATCGCCGCTCTCGGTGCGACAATGGCTGGCGTGGGTATTGAGCAGGAGGTGGCAGCAACAGGTATCAAGAATTTCATGGTCGCCCTTACTGCCGGCAAAAGCGCCACTAAACAGCAGCAGGCTGGCCTGAAAGAGCTTGGCCTGTCATCTACAAAACTGGCAGCGTCTATGCAGAAAGATGCCCAGGGCACGATGCTTACTGTCCTGCAGCAAATTTCCAAACTTAATAAAACCCGCCAGGTTGCCGCCTTTAATGTGTTATTTGGCAAGGAGTCAATGGGGGCAATCGCTCCCCTGCTGGCCAACCTGGATCTGTTGAAGAAAAACTTCAACATGGTCGGAGACGCATCGCAGTACACCGGCTCGATGCAAAAGGAATATGAAGCGCGTGCGGCGACTACGGCTAACCAGCTGCAACTACTCAACAACCAGGCTACACATGCGGGTATCGCTTTGGGGAATGCGCTGTTACCCCAAATTAACGCCAGCGCCAGAGGGATGATGCCACTCATTAATAAGGTGACGGATTTTGTGTCCCGGAATCCGGGGATGGTAAGAGCATTGCTGGGCGCTGCTGTCGGTTTTACAACGCTTAAGCTGGCAGTGATGGGGGCCAGTGCAGCCTTAAAAGTGATGTCATTTGTAGCCAGCGCTTCTCCGGTTGGGCTTATCGTTCGCGGAATAGCTCTTGCTGCCGGGTTGGTCATTGCAAACTGGGATGCAATTGGTCCTTATTTTAAAAAGCTCTGGGAAACGATCGGTCCTTACTTCGATGCAGGATGGGCATTATTTCAGAAGGTTTTCAGCTGGACGCCTCTCGGTATGGTCATCAATAACTGGGGACCGGTTGTGCAATGGTTCCAAGATATGTGGGCGAAGCTAAAACCTATAATTGAGTGGTTCACCGACGGTGCCAGTGAAACAGTGGCTGCAGCCAATGCAGCACAGTGGGGGGCCGGTGGTTACGGTGCTTATGGAACTGGTGTTTCAAGCCAAAGCTACAACCCTTACCAAATCCAGCAGGGAGGAACAACAAAATCACAAGGAACTATCACGGTTCAGTTTAAAGATGCCCCTCAAGGAATGAGTGTGACAGACAGTCGATCATCAGGAATTGATGTAAATCATGACGTGGGTTATACCAGAATAGGGAAAACTGGCATGAGTGGTTAGTGAGTAGTATTGTATTGGTCGTTGCAAATCTTATAGCAATTGACGCAATTCTAATCAAAAGAGTTAATTATGAGTAAATTAATAGGTTCTAGTTTAATCCTTGGCGCAGCAGCAATTTTTTCAGCATTAATTATTTCAGGCAACGTATCGTTTAAGAACGAACATATTGTTCCCTTATCCGGTGGCGCCGTAAAACTAGGTGATGTTTATAAAGAAAATAAACTGGTTAGCGTAAAATTGATTTTTAAGGAAGGCGAGCAGGTTCTTATTTCAGAAGGAAATCCTGAAACATATTCAGAAGATTTGGATAGCAAAATTCAGGAAATTGTAAAATTAATCAACTCCGGAAGAGCTAAATCAGATGAACAGCTGACCGCTGATACACTTAGCGTGACTGACGATTCAAGATTAGAACTCATTTCAGCTGTAAAATATTCAACTGAACACCAACCATTTTTTACTTTAACGTTAGAGCAAAAAGAAATTCCAATGCAGAAGGGTGCTAACATCAAGACATTTGTTGATAACAATGTTAAGAGCTTCATCAATAGTCAAGAAGAGGCTTATGCCCGCTCACTTTATTTAACGAAATAAAATTAGCTCAACAAACCAAACCCGCCAACCGGCGGGTTTTTTATTTCTGGAGATGGTATGGCGTGGAAAGACCGATTGCAAAACGCCTCGTTTCGCGGCGTCCCGTTCAAAGTTGAGGATGAAGACTCCACCGGCGGGCGCCGGGTTGAAACCCACGAATACCCCAATCGTGACAAACCGTATACAGAAGACCTCGGTAAGGCCACGTTCCGCGCGTCCATTACAGCTTATGTGGTCGGGGATGACTGTTTCGAACAGCGCGATGCGCTGAAGGAGGCGCTGAATAAACCGGGTCCCGGCACGCTGATTCATCCAACTTTTGGTGAGCTCAGCGTTTGTGTTGATGGTGAGATCAGGGTCAGCACAAGAAAGGAAGAGGGCCGCGTGGTCCGCTTTGACCTCCGGTTCGTCGAGGCCGGAGAACTGGCTTACCCGACATCAGGTGCGGCAACTGCCCAGATACTTGGATCCTCATGCTCCGTGTTAGACAGCTGCATCAGTGATGCATTCGACGGGTTTGGCATGGATGGCATGGCTGATTTTGTGCAGCAGGACGTTATTGGCGAGGCCAGCGGAATGGTTGGCTACGTCTCAAACGCCATGAAGATGATTGACGATGGCGTGTCTGCTGGAGCACGTCTTCTCCAGGGTGATATTTCGGTGCTGCTGCCTCCTCCGTCATCAGGGAAAGGCTTTATTGAGTCGCTGCAAAAAATGTGGCGAACGGGCAACCGGCTGTACGGCAACTCTGCCGATCTGATCACGATGGCAAAAGCTCTTTCGGGTATCAGCCTTGGAAAAGACCTGGCGCCCAGGGGAGTGTGGAAAACCGACAGCCAGAGCACCCGATCCAAAACAGAGCAGCGAAACCATGTTGCGAGCGCGATCCGTACTACAGCCTTAAGCGAGGCGGTTTACACCGTAACGAAACTTCCCGCTCCGTCGGCTGTTACAGCTCCCGGCTCCTCCGGTCAAAGTACTGCGATAGTGGCGAATGTCTCTCACCCGGCGCTGAGCAACGCGCCAACAAATACCGTCACTCCTGATGCTCCGTCGTGGGATGAACTTACTGTAGTTCGCGACACCCTGAATCAGGCAATCGTGAAAGAGATGGAGCGGACGACTGACGATCGTGTTTTCACTGCACTGCGCCGTCTAAAGGCAGATCTGAATGCCGACCTGACGCAACGTCTCAGGCAGACGGACAAAACCATAACGGTACTGCCCGTGGGAATAGAGCCTGCCGTGGTTCTGGCTGCGCGTGTCTACGACGATGCCAGCCGCGCCACCGAAATTATTCAGCGCAACGGTATTGCGCACCCCGGATTTGTACCTTTGCAGCCGCTTAAATTGTCGACGCGCCAGCTGGCGTGGCGGGTAAACCAACAACTCGATCAGGACCAGCTTTATACGGCCAGGACCAGCGACTGGTTGCGATGGGCGATCGCGGTGGAGAAAGCCTGTTCATTAGGATTTTAGGAGTCAGCATGTCCCAGTTTACTGAAGCCGATTCATCGGTTAACCGCCTGAATGCGGCCGTTACGGCATTTGAAAAAGTATTGACCCAGCCGGAAGGAACTGTGGTCGAAATGCCCATAGGCGCGGCTCAGCCGAGTCTGGCCGAAAGATTAAAGCGCGCTATCGATGCAGTTACTATAAAACCAGCCCAGGCCGCAACCCAGGCAACGACAGCGGCCCAGCAAGCTCAGGCCGCGCAGCAGGCCGCCGCCCAAAGCGCAGCTGATGCTGCGAACTCGGCGGCGGCCACCGGATACGTGGATGCGCCGTTCCCT